CGCAAGGGGCGCTCGTATTGGCGGCTCATGATCTGCCCAGCCTGCGCCGCGCTGTTGCTGGCGCGAAGCAATGCGCCGGCTTTGCGTTCGGCGCCGCGCGTGAGTTCGTAATTCACGAACGCCATCTGCTCCTGCACGCTCGATTGTCGGATGTCCTTGCCGGCGAACTTGGCAAACTCGGCTTGCCGGTCGGGATGCCATTGGGCGATGCCATAGGCCCGCCCACTGTCGCCCACGACGTTGCCTTTGAGGCCGCTTTCCGTGTTCAGGTTCGCCACGATGCCTGCAGCCTGATCTTTGCTCCAGCCTTGGCTGACAAAGTATTGCATGGCCTGCTGGCTCGATGACGTGCCACCGGTGGCCGGCTTCGCGGCTGGCGTGGCCGCCTGGCTCTGTGTGCCGTTCCCCAACAGGTTATCCACCTGATTCCTGATGCCCAGCTTGTCGAGCAGCCACGCGGTGCCCTTGCCGAGGTTTTCGGCCCAGTTTTGCGGCAGCAGCTTGTAGATGGCGTCACCGACGATCTTGACCCAGCCGAAGATGTTTTTCCAGCCTTCGGCGATGGTGCCGAGAATTGGCGTGATGACGCCGGCGGCAGTCAGCACGAAGTTGGCAATGGCGGCCACCGTCTCGCCGATCTGCTTGCCGTTCTTATCGAACCACTTCGCCGCCTGCTCCATCTGCGGCCCGAGCGCATCGATCAGGCTGGTGCCGATCTTGACGCCGATGGCCTCGATGCGCGTTTGCAGGTTGCGCAGCTTGACCTCGAATTCGTGCGCGTCTTTGGCGGCCTTCTCGAATCCCGCATCCTTGAGTAGCGCCTTTTGCTCGTCAAGGTTCTTGCGGAAGTCGCCATTGCGCATGGCCAGCATCACCTTGTCGCTGATGCCCAGCATGCCCGCGTACTGGTGCGCCATGTACACCGGCATCTTTGCGAACCTGTCCCCCAGGTCGGCCGTGATGTCTACGGTGTCGCGCAGCTTCCCGTTCGCATCGCGCGTCTGCACGCCCAGCGACTGGATAAAACCCTCGCTGCCGGGGTTGTTGCGCATGAAGCTTGCCAGGCTCTCGACCGACTGCAGGGCCTCGCCGGCGCCCGCGCCAAGGTTCTGCGCGGCCTTCTCGAATGCCTTGAGGTTGCTTGCGCTGGCGCCGGTGCGCTGGGACGCGAAGTACAACGCCTCCATGTTGGACGCAAACGCGGCTACGGCCGCGCCGACGGTCAGCGCTGCACCTTCCACGGCGGCCACCAGTAAGCCAACGCCCTTGGCCGCGCCCGCGATCCCGCTGGTGAACTTCTTCAGGCCGGCCTCGTCCACCTTGAATCCAAGGCTGACGAGATAGTCGCGCATCGTTTCAGTGGCCATTGTTCTTTTCCATGAGTTCGCGCGCCAGGGCTTCGTTGTCGGCGCGCACCGCGAGCGCGTCATTCATGAGGGCGATATCCACCAGGTCCAGCGAGCCGTCTTTCAACGACTCGAAACGGCACAACCCCGCCATGACGGGCGCCATGAGCCAGTCTTCGCCGCCCGGCAGCGCCAGCCAGTCGGCATCAATCGTGTCGGCTAACCTTGCTGGCTCGTAAGGATGCCGCTGATAAAAGGGCCGAGGCTGTCCTGCACCACGCGCATGACCACCTGCATGATGACGCCCAGATCCATGTCGTCGAACATGCACGCCTTGGCTGGCGCATTCCATACATTCGCCCAGTTGGAGCCGACTTGGCGCTGCACCACGCCCAGGCAGGCGCCGATGATGTACTCACCGACCTCATCGGACATCTGCGACAGGCCATCGGCGAACGGCCCGAGCACGCTGGCAAAGCCGCCCAGGTCCTGATTCAGCCCGCCATCTTTCGACAGCTTGACAAACACCGGGATCAGCGTCGGGATGATGGGGGCGACGCGCCGCGAGAGGTGAAACTGGCGCATCGCGTCCAGCTTGCCCATGCGGTACGTCTGCCCGTTGATGGCGAATTCGATCATGGTCAGTTGTACGTGCCGAGCACGGCGTCGATTTTCACGGCATCAAAGATCCATTCCACTGTCTTGCCGTCCTTGGCGTAGTTGGTGGTTGCCTTCTTCTTGAAGGCACAGGAGCGCGCGATGGTCATGTCACCGCTGACTGGGTTGCTGATGGAGATCAGGTTCTGCCCGTGCAGCGCGCTCGAGAGGGTCTGCGCGTCGTACATGACCTGCAACTTGGCATTCTGCGGCGAGGTTTGCAGCAGGCGCACCGTGACCTTGCCCGACTTGTCGGCGTGCAGCGAGTGCATGCCCTCGCCGTCCGCACCGATCATCATGGTGTTTTTGTCGCCATCCATTTCGATGGTGATCCCCTCTTCTGCCACGCCGGCGCCATAGCCGAGGTTGAGGAATCCCGTCGGGCCGACCAGGGTGGCGACGACATCAATAAAACTATAGACTGCCATTTTTGATTCCTTAGCGGTTGACGTTGACGATCACGTTCGTGAAGTGGATGGCGCCGGCCAATTTGATGGCGGTCTGGATCACCGGCGCCTTGCGCGCGGAGCGGTCCGACTGGCTTTGCGTGGCCACCGGTGGCGCGTAGTTGTAGTAGCCCTTGGCCAGGGTGTCTCCCTGATTGAGCGAGCCAAAGCCGGCCGCGTTCCACACGCCGGGCGCGATCAGGCCATTGGCGCGGCCCCGTTCGCAGCTTTGCGCCACGGTGGCGAGAATGACGTTCACCCCCGCATCGGTTTGCGGGATCTTCGTGGTGCTGGTGTACAGCAGGTTGTAGACGCCGGTCTGCATGTCGTTTTGCAGCCAGTCGGTGCCGTGCACTTCATCGAAGAAGTAGCCGTTCACCATCGCGCCCTCCTGAATGATGTTCGTGCTGTTGTTGTAGGCGACGAACACATTGCAGTTTTTCGCGGCCAGCGCGGCGGCCTGGCTGGCGGTCAGCACTTCGGCCACGACACCCGGCTCCTGCTTGAACTTGATCGTCAGCGTGGTGTTGCTGCCGTTGAAATTCACCGTGAAGGCGCGCCCAAAGATGGACGCGGCGGCGTAGGCGTTCGAGCTGCTGTACTGCACGAAGGTGCGCTTGTAGCCGAGCGCCTTGAGCTGGCTGCAAATGTCGGCGCTGCTGGTGGCGACGAGTGAGAGCGCGGATTGCGTGGTCACACCGTAGATGCGGGAAGTGTTCGCGCCTTCGATGTAACCGGCCACAGCCTTGTTATCGGCATCGGTCATTGCCACCGAGGAGGCAAAGGTCAGTCCATACCAATCGTTTGAGATGTTGTCGAAGGCGGCGGCCGCGGCGACGGCGCTCTCCGCGTTCGAGCCCTGCGCCGGCACGGCGGCGGTACCCGTCACGAGCCCGAGCTGCGCGGAAATGTCCTGACCTGATCCGGTCGCGCTGGCGTAGCCGATGGTGGAGGCGTTCACACCGCCCGACAGGGTCGCGCCCGAGACGGTCACATTGGTGCCGGTCTTGGCCAGTGTGAAGGCGTTGCCGCCCGTGCCGACGCTGGCATAGGTAACGGTGGTGACGGCGCCGACCGTGGCATAGGCCGCCTTGACGATGTTCGCGTCATTCGAGGCGATCAGGAAGGCCTGCAGGTTCGCCGCCGTGTTGTTGGCGCTGGCGCCGATCAGCACCTGGTTACCGGTGGGCGCGGCCGTGACGAAGGTCACCACCGTTCCGCCTATGGTCACGGTGTCATTGTTCGCTGGGTTGGTGGCGAGAGTGATATTGCCGCTGGCGGCCACACCGGCGCCCGTGGTGGCGCTGGTGATCTGGAATTGCTGATAGACCGAGTTCCAGACGCAAGTACCGGCGGACGCCAGCGCCGTCGTGATGACGCTGGCCACACCATTCAGGTTGGTCTGCGCGGAAAAATTCAGACTGGAGAGCGTCTTGACCACACCATCGATGGTGATGGCAAAGCTGCCGGTGGTGATCGGAGTCCACATGGTCATCGCCTGCGTGGCCGCCGACAACAGGCCGCCGTTGATCAGCGCGGATGTGGCAGTGCGCGCCCAGCGCCCCACGTACAAGGTCGAGGGCTGCGGAGTCTGTCCGAAGTACAGCGCCGCCGCCTGGTATTCGGGCGCCGACAGGCCGAAGTCGGAGGCAACCGCCCCCAGGGTGTTGTACAGGCGCAGCCGCTCGGTGGTGCCGATCACGTTGCTGTCGCCAGCGATCAGCAGAGAGCCAAAGTTGCGGGTCGCGGCCGCCAATGGCGACATGACCACTTGCACGTTGACGATGTTGCTGACGGGAAGTCCAAGGTTTGCCATTGTCGGTTCCTCAAGGTTTTGAAATGATCCCGATCTCGTCGGAGACCAGGGTCGGATTGGCGCTCAGGATGTTCAGGATCCCGTAACTGCGTTTGACTTGCCGGCGCAACACGACGCTGATGTCGTAGCGCTTGATCCACTGTTGATTCACTAGTTCCGGGACGGCGCGGAACCCGGCGCATTCCACGAAGCCCATGCCGTTCAGTTGCAGCGTCTCGGTGTTTTGCGGCACGCTCAGGCCGTCGCGCAGCAGCGCCGCATTCGTGCCAGCCTGCGGGCCGTAGAAGGTGCAGGCCATTTCAATGGTTTCATGGCGCTGCAGGTTGTCCTGGTCGGTGGCGACGTGTTCAATGTACGGGCCGGCATCCGGCGTGATGACCGTTACGCCAATAGCGCACCAGTTCACGGACGGTTCGGGCTGCTTGGGCGGGTTCGGCTGCCAGCGCGGACGCACCATGTTGCCCGGCAAGCCTGTGATGCCCACAACAACGAGTTGCAACAGCGCGTCGAGCGCCGTGTCTTCGGCGGGCGCAGGTGTCCCCGCTGGTGGGAGGTAACCACCAGTGGATGAGTCGTTTGCCATTTATCCGGCGAGTGGAATGATGTCGCAACTGGCAGAGACGAAGCCCTGCCCGAAATGCTCATAGTCGTTGACGTTGCTCACGGTGTAGCGCTTGCCGCGCCACTGCACCACATCGGCCGTGAAGCCGGCGCTGCCATCCTGCAGTGCGAACATCGTGTGGATCGTGATGTTTCCCTTGATGCGCTCACCCGCTGCGATGCGCTCCAGGAGGTCGCCCGTGTTGCTGGTGACCACGCCAGCAAACGGTATCATGGTCGGCGTGTTCACGGCCATGCCGTCATTGCCGACCGTCTGCGCCGCGCGCTCGCACACCAACGAGGAATCCATGAAGTCGGGGTCTAGCAGGACTTCCGTAACGTCGAGGAAGGCCATTTACTTTCCCCGCACCACGTAAGTGATCGAGTTGCGAAGCTGCCCCGTGTTGACCAAAGGCTTGATGCCGGCCACGGCCTGCGCCAGTTCAGCGGGCACGCCATTGGCCGTCATCACTGCGTATTCCTGCTCGGACTCGCGCTGCGACTTGGTTTGCCGACCGCGTGCGCGCGCCGCGATGGTGGATGGCGCCAGCGGTGCGAAATCACCGTCGTTGATGGCTTTCTTGATGCTCACCGATGCCACCATGCCAGCCGCTTCCATCTGCACCTCGATCTTTTCAGTGTTGCCGTCCAGCGCCGCATTGGCCGCGCTCTTGAGCCGCGCTTCCAGCTTGTCCTGCGCCGCCTTGATGCCGGGGCGCATGAAGGGCCGCGCCGGGATATTGGCGGCCGGGCTACCGTTGTCGTGGATGTAGGCGAGCATCGCATTGTTCGCATCGCCCGCATGGTTGCCGTCGTCGTCCCGATTCGCCTTGTCCTCGGGGACGCCCACCAGCACATCCTTGCGCGTGAGCGCATTGATGCCCTGCACAAAGCGGCGCAGGTTGTCCACCTTGAGCTTGACGCTGGCGTTGCTCACAACTGCACGCCACCGGCGCCGACCACGCGCGCCAGTTGGTAGAACTGGATGCCGTACATGGTCGCATTCCAGAAACCCGCGCCTTCCAGCACCACAGCTGCCGTGTTGTAGCTAACGCTCACCTTGTCGACGGCCTTGGAGACTTGTGGCCCCGTCACTGCACCCGGAACGCCGCCGGCGGTCGCGGACTTTTGATCCTTGATGCCGATGGCCAGGTGGTGCGACGTGTACAGCTGCGCGCCGAGGTCAAGGTAATCGGCCCAGGCGTCAGGGTTGAGCACGGTGTATGCCAGCGTCAGCCAGAATTGCATCTGACCGTCCGGGTACACACCGGTATCGCTGAACTCAGGGAAGTTTGTGCGAAGGTCGCCGGGAGCAATCATGATGCCTTCCTGCGTGGCTTGGGGTCGCTATTTTGCATCAGCGCGGGGATGGGCTCGCTGTGTGCACGCGAATACCAGTGATCCGCGAGCTCGCCCTCGATCACCTCGCCGGGCTCGAACTTGCGCTCGATCTCGGTGGTAACCAGAATGAATGGAGCCGTAACCCTGCGCCGCTGCATGTCAGATCCCGTCGCGCGCGCCCACGGTCTCGGGATACACGAGCTCAACAGCGCCCAGCCGGCCAAAGTAGGTTGTGAGCTGGCGCAGGTCGCGGTATTCCAGCGGCGTGCGCTGCAGCGGCACCAGCGGAAAGCGGATGCGCATCGGGTCTTTGCTGTAGGCGTACATGCGATCCTTGCCGGACGAGCCGGGGCCTTGACCACCGCGCGTCGTGCCCGTCAGCCATTTCAGCGGCTGGATATCGAGGGGCCGGCCGTTGATGCTGTTGCTCAGACTGTTGTTGCGCAGGAATTCCAGCACGGAAATATTGCCTGCGGTGGAAACCAGCGTGGTGACCAGGTAGCCGTACTGCAGCGGGGGCAGCAGCAGACGGTCCGGGCAGACCGCGTAGCCGCTGGCCTGCCAGACACTGTTCAGCAGCTCATTCACATCGGCCAGAATCTGCGCCGGCGTGGTGGTGCCGCCGGTCCAGGCGCCCGTGACGGCGTTGGCCGTGTTGCTCATCAGCGTCTGGTTCAGCATGCCCGTCAGTCCCAGCGCGGTATCGCCGATGTACACCTGCTCGTCGATGTCCATCTGATACTTGAGCTGCATGCCGGCGAATTTTTGCTGGTCGACGGGGCGGCCCAGTTTCTGCGCGCTTTCCAGTTCGGGCAGCGTCCATCCCAATTGCATGGCCCACAGGCTCAAGGGCGTGGTGGTCTTGCCGATGTCCAGCGACACACCCAGGATGGCGTTGGCATCCTTGCCGACCCATGCCTTGTTCGAGCCGCTCACGCCATTGGGCGAGGCGAAGGAACTGTTGGTGAAGGCGCTGAACTCGTCGGCAATCGACACGTCCTCGCGCAGGTCGATATCGCGCGACCAGGTGACGGCCGCGAGCGGCTCATGCAGGCGCGGATCGAGGCGTTCGAGCTCGCCGATCAGGAAGGCGCCAGCACTGTCAATGGTGC